AATAGTTATTGTGCGACATTTCACATATCCTAAAATGATGATAACTTATGCTTAAAATTTTTGCAAGTCGTATATTTGGATATTGTCGAAATCCGCAACTTGATGTCTAAAGATCGGAAGTGTGTTTCTAAACAAAGAAGAGTTTCTAATTTTGATAGGACGTGATAAGTTTCGACTACAAAAGTATCTTTTATGATTAAATGATGAGACGAGACCCTTAGTGACGTATTTTGCAACATAGTTAGCGACTCCATCGATATTGCCATCGAGTGGGGAAGCAGTGGATAAACCTGCACGATAACCGGTTAAATTGTAGATAATGCTTCCCTGTTTAGTTTTATGGCCAGAATCCTTGAGACGACCACGGAAGTTGGCGAGAAGCGCATGGAAATGCACAGCACCATCCTTGTGCAGTTCAGGTATGCAGATGTATTTAAGACCCGGACTTGTCTTGTCGCGTTGATTCCGAAACCACTTGAGTATGACGAGTTTACAATAAGACATATTGTATCGATCATGTTTTTTCGGATCGAAAGTAAAAGTACAGAAAAGATCAAACTTGTTTGAATAGATGATATCTTTAATTGACGTGCGAGATCGACGCAATGAACGATAAGAAGGCAAGATGTCTTCATCAGGCCGGACTTTACGACGAGAACGATCGCAATCCGAGACAGTGTTGATGAGAGGTTGTTTATAAATTATGACTTTAATCATGGAAGGATAAACCTTGGTTATATTTGATATAATTTGCACCTGCATATTGAACCTCCTGCATAAAAGTAGGCGTTAAGTGTCCTTATAATCGAGTAGGACACGTTAACGCCCACAGTTCCCTTTTGGGGCTTCGGGATTCTAAAATCGGCATGAATCCGTCAAGCCATACGGCATTGACTGATTCATTAAACCGATCTTATGAGCCAATTAAGCCCAAAAGGGAGATTATTCTTTAATAATTAAAGAGCTATCGTACGCGACCTTAGAAAGCCCGTGAACGTATATTTTTTCTGGATTCCCACTCCATCGACCGAGATCATCGCAAAGGATATCATCACCCCGAATGAAATCATTGACAAGACGATTGGTGATCTTAGATCGGCGGCAGTTGATCATGTAAAGGCATTGTTCCCTCAAGTTTTTATCGAGACGGCCGAAAATCTGGGCAGTCGAAAAGACGAAACAATGACGTTTTCTCAGCTGGGAGAAACAGCCGACAAGTTGAGAAATCAAAAGTTTTGTCTCCTTATCGGGAGAATCTTTTGGGAAATAACTCTGGATCTCATCTATAAGGATGAAATTGATTATTTTATCATCGCGATTTATAGCCTCTAGGTTGTATATTGTATCAAATAATGATAGTTTGGTTATCTTTTCACCAAAACCTAGGTTAGAGAAGACGTGGTTGATTTTCCAGCCACTATTTCTGTATTGTTTGGATAAACGATCGAAATACCAAAGCATACTGGCAGTTTTTCCGCCACCTTGAGAGCCACAAAACATATAGTGACCATATGGGATCTCTTTTTTGATAGATTTTCCGCCGAAATGACGAGTCTTGAATAAACGACCAATAAAAGAGTTATTGCGTTTATTATTGACGTCAATCGGATCGAGGTTTACAACAGATTGAGTTTTTCGCATATCTTTTCCAGGTAGTCAGCGATACGCTGCAAGTTCTTATCGATATTTTCGAGAGATACATCTTCAGATTGAATAAATTTCATATTAAATAGACACTTTCTTACCAGTTAAATTAAAAATTTTATTTGAAATCATAAAAGCTAAAATACCTGTCAAGGCGGTTTGAATAGAACCAAAGACAGCAGCAGCGTCAAAAGGTAAACAACATGAGATAACATGTAAAACTTCTCCAACAACATTGTTAAATACAACCATTATAATTAAAGATAAAAGATTAGTTAAGGCAGTCATAAAGACAGCAGAAATACCGATAATGAAAGCCCATTTTATTCCATTGACAATAAGATCACCCATTAAACATGATTCCTTCCTATACCATTAAAATCATCAGAATTAAGCCATCTGATAAAGAAACCAAAAATCAACATCATACTGGATATACCAAGGACAGGAGTCAAAATAGACCGTACATTGTCAGGAAACCATGGACAATAAGTCGCATCCGGTTTGTTAAGCATTTTGCCGATGGTAGGAATAGGTTTGCAGCCACCACTGGTAAAGAGACCAAAAAGACCGGAAAACGGATTGAAAGCCGTGAAACTAAAAAGATTACTTAATTTACTGGATTGATCATTTCCCTTATTCTCTCGATCTTTTTCCTCTTTTTTCTCTTGATCGTGTTGATTCTTCTGCTGCTGAGTTTGCGCGTTGACCGCCTCAGTGGTAGCTCTTTGCTGCTGAAGCTGTTGTTGATTCTCTCGATGGATCATATCAAAAGTATTGGTGATTTTCTGAGAAATCTCGGAAGTAGAACCGGAAATAGAAGAAATTTTATCACCAACATTTTTAAGTTCACTAGTGACAGATTGGGAACCATCACCACGTTGGACCCAGGAAGAAATAGAGTTGATAGAAATCCAACTATGAGCACCGTTCATAGTAGGAGAAGTTAAAATAGGAAGAGGAGAAGCAGGAGTCGGACCACCAATGACAAAATCAGATGGAGTGTTGACACCGACATACTTACCGATAATCTCGAAAGTACGCAAATGACCATGACCAGAATCATAGTCAACAGAAGAGGTTATACGTTGTGAAATTGGTTCAAAATCACCATTTTTTTGAGGATAAATGATTGTAGGAATATCAGAAGCAAGTTTAGAGGACAAAGAAAAGATAATTTGAACAAAAGAACCCTTGACGGTCCACATAGTTTCACCACAACCACCAATACGGACATAACCAACTACCTTATGATGATCATAACGAGGAGCACGAGACCAATCCGAAAAACCCTCAATATAAGTATCAACAGTATAGGCAAGACGACTACATGGATTGGAGTTCCAACCAACAAGATCGAGATTACCTGGATTTAGATCAATGGCGTGAGTCGGAATTGACGAGGAGATAGAAAATAAAAGCGAAAATAAACAGCATAAAACAGCTAAAAGCGACTTTTTGAAGCATTTCATTATCTCCTCCTAATCCCCATAAACATTTTATAAATAACAGTAAAGAAACCTAAGACAATAATGGTGGCCGGTAGAACGAAAAAGGCCTGGATGGATCCAGGAACAAAATATTGACCGGGATAATTGTAAGAACAGCTGGAAGAATAATGGGACGTGTCGGCATGATCGATCTGGACCCAATCAAAACCGTTTAACGCATACGTATCCTGAGAACCATATTTTCTAGCAGAAATTAAGGATCCGCCAGAATAGACTTGAATACAATCATATCCGGATGGTAATTTAAACATATTTTAATCTCTCCTAAATAAAGAAATAACCCAGCTAATAACTAGAACATAAGCAAATGGTTGTAAGAACCAAGCTAAAGTATCAACTGTGGCTTGTGCTAAAACTTGCATAATAACTTAAAACTCCATAATTTAGCCCCTCACCCTCGGGGAACTTGCATAACGCAGTTCCCCGGATGAGGGAGCAGTTAGATCCCGCGGAAGAGACCGATGGCCCAACGGACTACATAGAATAAGAATCCGACGAGCACAGCGACCGCAACGATAGGAAGGACCGCTTCAATGACGGACTGAAACTTGGCAAGAGTCAGAGCGTCTGAAAGACCAGAGATATTCATGGCTGTAACGGCTGGTGCAGCAGGCATGGTGCACCCCTTTCATAATTATTAACGTTTGTAATCTCCACGACGATCAAGCAAATTATTTTTGACTCGATTCATCCAAGAGCGTTGAAAGTTCTTGAGAAAGACTTTAATCTCTGGATGACGCATGAGTGTATTATCGACGGCACGTGGACCTTCAAGAAGTCGGATCTGGTCCAAAAGCGTAATACAATCGATGTATACACTGTAGTCGTCAAATTCAGGAGTATCACTCAACTGAATTTTCATACTATACCTCAAGTTGTTCAAATGCATTAAGGAAGCCAAACATCTCTTGCTGATTCACGAAAATTCGTTTTGAAAAGCCGTTGATAAAGGCTAAATCGAGATAGAAATAGTCGGTACCCTCTTTTGATTTTCCCCTCTTGACTGATAGAGTTGAAATGGATTCGATTAAGTTGATATTTTCATAATCTGCTAATTTTTTCATGCAGATAATCTCCTGTTTAGTTTACTTGACGGGACTGGAAAATGTTGTCTAATAGTTATTGTGCGACATT